TGAGTGACCGTGAAGTTCTTGCTGATCTGGTTCACGGTGACCGCGGTGGCAGCCAGCGTCGAATCGTTGTTGGTTTCCCAGGACGTCGGGTTGGTCTGGGCAGCGGTGCCGGTGGTGTACTTCTTGACCTGCACGGACGCGCGGGGGCGGAGGTTATCCAGGCCGACGTTGCGGCTGAAAGCGGAGACCAGGGCCAAACGAGTGGCGGCCACGGTGATCACTGCATCGGCGAGATAATCGACAACCAAGCCCGAGGCGAACGTGTTGGCGTTCTGGGGGGCGTGGATGGCGCTCTGGCGCAACAGCTCGGAGTGATTGGCCACCAGGAACTTGCGGCGGTCATTGCCGGCCTGAAAGCCCTTGTGCTTCTCGAGCAGTGCATTGCCGAGGTTCTCGATGCGAACCGGGGCGACGGGCTCCGGTGCAGGGGCGGCGGTGAAGGCCTTGGCGCTGAAGGCAGCGGCAACGGCCTTGGCGACGATGCTCTCGATGTTCGAGGCATCCAAAGTAGCGGTCGGCGCACTAGGAGCGGCCGCCACCACGGTGTTGGAATCAGTCATGTTGTGTGGTGTCTGCTGTGATGTCGGCGCGACAACCGCGCCATCGGCGGCAGCGTTAGTGCTGCCGGTCGAAATCTTGTCCTCGGTCTGGGAGGTTTCTTCCTCCTGGTCGAGCTGGGCCGCTAGGGCCTTAAACCAGTCTCTGCCAGCGGCGCCGCCCCATAGGTTGGCAGCCACATCGGCAGGCGTATCGGCCTCGGCATCGAGGAATCGCTCGTTGCGTGCCCACCAGGCCGCGGCCTTGACTATCTTTTCGGGGCTGGGCTCCTCGCCTTTGATCAGATTGCGGGCATCAATGACCGTGGCTTGCTCCAGGCCATCACCACCGAGGCCGGCCTCGTATTGTCGAATGCCACGCTCTAGGTTGGTTACCACCTGGGAGGGAGCAGTCTTGGTAACAGCTCGAGGATGCCAGCAGGCAGCCATTGCGAGCTGCTCGGTGGTCTTGTCGGCCAGGCCAAACTGGATTGCCTCTTGGGCGGTGAACCACGTTTCAGCGGTCATTGCCGCGCGGATCTGGGCCGAGGTCTTGCCGGTGCGCTTGGTGTAGATGCCAGCCAGGATCTCGGCGTGCTGGTCGAGTGCGTTGGCCATCTTCCGCATATCCTCTGAGGTGCCTGCAACCATTCCAGACGGGTCGTGGATCATAAACAGAGAAGCGTCGGCCATCTCGATGGTGTCACCTGCCAGGGCGATAATTGAAGCGATAGAGGCAGCGATGCCGACCACCCGGGTAGTCACCGGCGCCTGCCGGCCTCGCAGCATATTGTAGATTGCCAGGCCGTCCCAGACGTTGCCGCCGGGGCTGTTGATCTCGACCACCAAAGGGCCTGGGCCGACAGACTGGAGGGCATCGGAAAAAGCCTTAGCCGAAATGCCGGATCCACCGAACCAGTCCTCACCGATCTGGTCGAATATCTGGAGCACCGCCGGCTCATGGACTGAGGCTCGGGGGCTGTAGGAAAGCCAGTTGGTTACTTTAGTCATTCGGTTTTCTTGGCTCTGGTTTTCCGTTTTTTGGGCTCAAGCACCGCAACCACCTCTTCGATGGGCTCGGCCGGGATCGGATCGGGCATTTCTTCGGAAGGGGGCTGCTCGAGAGCGGCCGCGGCGGGCTCCGGTGCTATCGGCTGCTTTTGAGCGGTAGAGATCTGTGAGACGTCCAGGCCGTACTTGACCGCCAGGTCTTGGATGTACCGGGCCTGTTGAGCCTTAGCCTCCAGGGCGGATCGCCAGTCGATGCCTCGGGCACCGTATATCTCGTCGTAGGTTGTAATGCCGGCACCAAGCTCGTTGAGTTGGGCGGCAGAGTTGCGACCGACGTCGACGTTAGGAGCCCGGGGCGCCTGGATGGCCACCTCATACCAGTCGTCAGGGCTGTCTCTGAGAGTCGGGTCGGTGCGGATGGCGTACTCCATGACGTATTCCCAGATACGTCGGGCGGCCGAGGCCATTACCTGATGACGGCTGCGGAACCACACCGAAGACATATCGAGTGAGCCCCGGTAGACGGTGCCCTGCATTGATTCTGGAAAGACCAGGACGTAAGGGATGCCAACGCCGGCACAGACCTTCTCGGTCAGGCTGCGCCAGTACTCGCGCATATTAACATTCGGGCGGTCAGCGCTGAACTGCTCGAACTCGTCGCCAGTCTTCATGACCTTCACCGAGGCGCCGAAAATATTCTCGTAGTAGTTCTGGGCGGTCCCCTGGGATCCAGCAACACCGGATCGGAGGCTGGTGGCCTGCACCTCGCCGGAGCTCGTCTTGATCACCTGGGCCACGCTTGAGGCTAGCTTGCAGGACTCCATCTCGAGCTTTTGGAGATCGTCCAGGTCGTGGAGGTCGTTGATCACACAAGCCACAAAAGGCAGGCCGCGGAGCTGGCCGGCACGTTGGGCCTCGTAGATATGGACCACCGAGTCGGAAGAAATGGATCGGATGTCGGTGAGCTGTCCCTGCTGCTGCTCCTGGCCGCAATAGAAGGAGATTGCCCGACCTGTCTTGGAGTCGAACCGAACACCGTCGAACACATCGGGAAGGCCCTCCTGGCCAGTGGGTGTCGACACTTGCTGCGGCTCAATGAGCTGCAATCGGGGCCGGCCGGTCTCGCCCTTGGTCAGGAGGATAAAGGACTCCCCGTCGTAGAACCAGCCACGGGCTGCCAGCGACATCAGGGTGCCGAAAGACTGCCGGGATCCGATGTCAGGATAGCGGCTCCAGGTGTCCCACCATTTTTTGGCTCGGAGATTCCACTCGGGATTCGAGCTGGCCGGCTGAACCGAGAAGTTGCTGCCGACGGTGTAGTTCTCGAACAGGTCGCCCAGGCGGTTCATCACCGCGTTGTTCTGCTCGAAGAATCGGGACTTTCGGACGATCTGCTGCCGGGTAGAGGCAGTTACATCGAACCGCACCGAGGTGTAGCTGGTGTCCAGGAAGGACCGGCGGATTGAGTTTGACGCGCCCTCGTAGCGGTCGACAGGTGCCGACCGGAACTTCTGGATGATGGTGTCGAGGAATCCCATTAGCTCATGCCTCGATAGCTTGCCTCACGGCGGAAGTTGGAGAAGTCGCCGCCGAAACTGGTGGCTGCAACCAGAACCACGCCCACCATCTTGGTGTAGATCTGGGCGTCGGTGGGAGTGAGGATGCCGTCCTGCTCAAGGTAATCGACAGCCAGGTCGTAATCGTCGACCAGGCTTTCCCACATCTCGACCATCTCGGAAGGTGTTGGGGCGCCCTTGCCGGGCTCGGCGAACTCGACCGAAACATCAGAGGATGATGTCGACCGGACTACCTGGCCGGACTCGATCACTGTGGCCGCGGCGATGGACTTAGCAGCCAGGGCAGCCAGGAGCGTCACACCGCCCAGTGTCGCATAGACACTGCGGAGATAGGCCCTCTTGATGGCTACGGTAAACGTGAACACCTCGGGCGGATCTTCACCGATCCCAGGGTGACTTCAATAGGTTAGCTGGCTATTGACTCGCTTTACGTAACCAGATCATTCCAAAGCATCACCATGGCGAGCTGCATGATTTCGCAGTCGTGCAGATGGTCGGGCCACTTTTGGTTCCTCTTAACCCAGACGTGCTTGATGCGGCCGGCTCGATTGGCTTGAGGTCGTAGGACGTGTGAGTCGAGGTGTCGCCAGTAGAGGTCGGGCTCGGCGATATAGGCTCCTTCGGCCTGGACGCTAGGCGGATCCTGATGCACGCCCCATTCCCGGTCGATGTCGCCCTTCCTTAGCCTGGAGAGCATATCGCGGAGGTGCTCGGTGTCGAACACCAGGAGGGGCTGCACCACGTCGGTCCTCATCGAGGAGGATGTCGACAGCCCGAAAGGGTGCACCGCCCCGGTGGCTGCTGTGAACCGGGCGCCGGTCTCTCGGCCTTTGAGCGGCATCCAGCCGATTACCATGGGCTTGCGGAGGCCGCCTTCCGGTGGGTATCGGAGCCCACAAGGGAAGGTTATCGGGTTGGAGGTCACTGAGGAATAGGAGGCACAGGCGTCGTAAACGGTCTGGGTGTTGAAGCCTGAGTCGATGCCGACATCCATGTCATGGACCTCGAGGGCCACCTGCACCCGTCGGAGGGCCGGGAAGTCGTCGGCATGGCCGGCAGCAATTAGGGTAGAGTTGCCGTCTTTCCACTCTCGGCACACCCACCACAAGAACGGCGCCACAGCCTGGACGTCGGAGGTCAGGTAGCGGCGGCCGCCATCGACGGTCACGGTGGCCGCGGTCTCGGTGCGCTCCTGCTGCACGTCCTGTTGCTCCCATGGCTCGGCAAGGTTGCCGTTGATGAAGCCTTGGAGGCCGGCCATTGATGCCTTGGCCTCGAGGAACGAGACCGCCAGATAGCCCCAGGTGCATTTGCGGTCGGGGCTGTAAAGGCTGCTCAAGTGGTAGGACCGCACACCGGGCATGGCGTTGGGATTCTCTGGGCGCCATTGGCCATGTCGTAGGGCTGCCACCTTGTGAGAGTCGGTGATTTTGCCCTGGCATAATTGGCAGACGTAATGAGCCGAGGCTCGGATCTTGGCCAGGTCGTGCTTGCCGTCCTCGGCCTTGGCGTCGTCCCAGGTCACCTGGCGCCATTCCAGCTTGATGTACTCACGGCAGTGCGGGCAGGGCAGGTAGTAGCGACGCTGGTCCCCGCGGAGGAAGCGCTGCCAGATCCGGCCTTCAACCACCGTCGGTGTGCTGGTCATAAAAGCCTTGGAGCTTGAGAAGCTTTTGAGGCGCTGCTCGGCCAGGTCGAGGGCGTCGGCCTCCCGGGCAGTAGCCTCGGCGAACTTGTCGACCTCGTCGGCGATGAGCACCCGTACAGGGCGGCTGGCCAGGTTGGCC